AAACTTTAGTAATGCGTTATACTCTAAAGGTATAGCCTCTTTAGGTGTGTTTACTTTGTACCATAGTTTTCTTTTACATGGTGTTCCAATAGAAGATAGAGACAAGTAGCCTCGTGATTCTTGCGGTTTACTGAATCGGCTGTTAGCTATCAGAGAAATGTTGCGGCCTAGAATAGAACCTTGTATTCCAGACCACCCACCTTCACCCTTGATAACCTCTTGCATGTCAGCAATTAGTGTATCAATGGTTTTCATTTAGAATCCTACTGCTTCGTTTTCTTTGACGTACTCTTCAAGTTCAAGAACTTTGACACCGACTAAACTTGTACGGCTGTACTGTTGACCATCACTGCCAGTAAACGTAGTGACTAGGTTGGTACACTCAGCAAGAGTTCCGTTACCGATTACACCCATGTCCTCAGTCCAAGGATTACCGTCCTTATCTGTAACCTTTGGTGCTCCACCTGCTTGTGGAATCTCAGTACCATCCTTCTTTGTAACTTTGTGTGGACGTACAAACTTTACTACAATCTCACCATCAATCATACGACTTTGGTTAGGTTGCTTCTGAGAACCTGCATCTTTCAGATACTTCATACCCTCTTTATCTAGGATTTGATTGACAGTGTATGCACCATCAGACTTCTCGTATGCTCCACCGTATCCTGTTAGATCACGGTTCTCTTCGTTGAGTCGAGGCCATTCGATTTGACCTACAGTTTTTACTTCTTTGTATATTGTTTTAGGCATGGTTATCCTTCCTTTTCTTAGAGCCATACTTATATGTTACTATATAATTTTATTCGTGTCAAGTGTTAATGTGTATCTTTCCAAGATTTTCCTATCGAAGATTCACCTTCTAGTGGACACATGATTCCTAGATGTAAACCTGCCCACTTGATTGCGTCACGTTGTATCTCTCCTAATCTTTCAGCAACATCCAACGCACCTCTCACTTGTGTTTGCCATTCATCATGCACCCATGTACATATCTTGTAGTCTATCTTCTCTCTGTCTGCTATCTCTCTCCATCGTCTTGTTGCATACTTCATCACCAAGGTTTCACCGTTCTGTAACATACCTGCTAGTGTCTTGTGTTGATTAGGTACAAATACTTTACGTCCATCGTATGCTTTGAAGTAACCACGTTCAGCTATGTCTGGTATGACTACACCCCTCAGTCTAGACAAACCTTCAATGCTAGTCGTAAAGTTATGGACTGCCCTGTTAGCTTCTCTCACATTGGTCTTTAGTATTTGAGCAATCTTTTGTGTACCTGCACCAAGTAAGAACGCATAGATAAAAGTCTTAGCCATGTCTCTCGTGATATGTTTCAGACCCAATGCCTTACGGTTGAGGTTATGTATGTCCGTTCCCTCTTCTTTCTTTCCTTCGATAATCGCCTTAACGTATTGCTTACTCTCCATGATGTCAGCCAGTATCCGAAGTTGGATTCCTGCAGCATCCGTACCCACAAGATAGCAACCGTCAGGGGTTGTCCATAAATCTCTGAAGTCTCCATCATAATCTTTCTTTACTCTTTCTACTGCACTATTTGGATCACCATGAAATACACTTGGTATATTACCCATGTTAGGATGTCTGTGTGCCATACGTCCTGTCCATGAACCAATGTGTAAAAACTGTCCGTGTATACAACTGTCATTACTATCTGAGAAAGCCTGTATCCACTCAGCAAGTGTGCTTCTTCTTCCTTCCAATGTTAACCATTCAGCTAGAGCTTGAGCACCTTGAGGGGCGTCCTCTGGCAGTGTCTTGAGGTTCTCCTCAGATACAGTCCAACCATAGTATCCGTAGTGTTCTAGCTTCTCTTTGTTATCTTCACGTATAGCTTTGATGTGTCCTTTAGTTTTTTCTACTGGTTTCCACCCTGCTTCCCATAGTCTTTCTACTCTGTGCTTTGTCGATCCAGGATTGAACGCTACGTAGTCATAACACTCTAGCATATCGTCTTCTATCTTAGTCTCAGGAAACTCTTCGAGTGCTTTCTCTACGTTCTTGAATAGACCACCATCCTCTTTGACCCTGTACTTGATAGTCTTTATTAACTCTAGTCTTGGTGGAAATGCTTGATGTATTCTCTCCTCTAGTTCTTGTAGTCTCTTCGTTATATCTAAGTGTAACTTGTTTGCGACATCTATATTAAACTCGAAGCCACCATCGTGCATCTCTTGGCATATGATTGCTACATCATGTTCTAGTCTCATTGCCTGTGACCATGCCTGTGACATAATGTGTGGTGCGAAGTGATTGAATAGTTTCTCTGTTACCTCTACATCTCTATGACAATAGTCTAACATCTCTTGAGTTAGGCCACCCTGAAAGTCACTGAAGTTATCTTTAGGGTAGCCTAGTTTTTCTCCCCATGTAGCCAACTTGTGTGATCCAATACCGAAGTCTATGAGCATAGAAACAACTAGTGTATCTACAATCTTAGACATATCGATCACGTTACCTAAGTGTCTGTTGATTACTGGTGCGTCAAAGTTAATGAAGTTATGCCCCACCCATCTCGTTACTTTCTTAGCGTAGTCCTTGAATCTAGTGCGCTCTGCCTGATCCTCGTGTAAGTTATGGAACTCGTGTACCTTACCTGTGTCTTTTTCTTTAACACAAATACACCACAACTTATCTGCGTTTAGATCGTTTGTTTCTATGTCTGCGAATACTATCATCAAGTTTCCCTATCCAGTGTGTAACATCGTCAAACGGATTAGCTCCATCTGCCTCTATCCTCTGAGAGTTTAAAGGTTGCTTCGTTGAAGATGAGCTTTCCTGCGAACCCTGTCTTTCCTGCAGGTCTGTTCTTGACGAGTAAGAGCTTTGTCGTGTTTCTTTCATCACGATCCTCTGCCATCTTATCACGTTCTAGTTTCACTACAACAGATGCACGTTTCGCAATGGTTCTGCAATCTCGTACCTGTCCATCATCATTCTCATGGGCGATGGTTACGATACCCACATTAAGTTCTGAGGCTAGTCGAGATAGCTGCACTGATAAACCAGACAACCATTTCTCTACTGTCTCATCACCTTTACGTGAGTAAGCTAGGTCTTGTATCGGTTCAAAGAATACATAGCTTACACCACAAGCTTCCCTAAAGTATCTTATCTTTTCTAAGATGTCCATAGGGTCTTCGTCAACAGCAATCTGAAACTGGTATAGTCTCTCATCTTTGGTTAGATCAATGATCGATTGCTTGACCTCTTCTTCCATGTCGTGTTCTTGTATTAAATCTTTACGTGTCAAGTTCATGTTTAGATCATAAGAAACTAAGCCTAACACACTTCTTTTTTCTGTCTCTTCGAGATGACATATCGCAATGGATATATCCTTGTGCTCAGTCAGTACGTGATGTTCCAAGTACCGCATGAACTCAGTCTTACCTATACCTTCGGGAGCTTGAAACACAGTGAAGTGTCCTTGCATTAGACCCAAGGCTACATCATCGAAGGACTCAATCCCTGTTGATACATAGATAGCATCGTCTTGTTTCTCGAACAACTCAAGGAACTGTTCTGGTGTACTACGAATGTTATCTGGTGTGTACCTCTTCGCATTATAGAATGCTGCAGCGTAACTTGGTTTAGCATTGCCCTCAAGAAACTCGTTAGCATCTTTGTACTTGTCGTGTATAATCTGATAAGTCTTCTTCGGGAAGAGTGCTCCTATCTTAGTAGCCAATGCCCTACCTGCCTCATCGTTATCTACTGACAACACAATCCTGTCGAAGCTATCAATCCACTCCTTTGATTTACCTTGCCATAGTTTCTGATTAGGTGTTGCACTTGGTACAGACACACAAGGATATTTCTTGTCGAGCATTTGGAAAGCAGACATAGCATCTAGCTCACCTTCGCATACGACTACAGACCTTGATGAACCTGCATTGAACTTGTCCATGCCGAAGAGTTCATCAGTCTTGAAGCCTTTGTCTGTCTTGAAACTCTTCTCCTTTGTGTTACGTACCTTCCTGAATCCTGATGGATATTTGTACACCTGATTGAAACCAAATGTTTGCACCCCGAAGAACTCCATGACATCTTTACGTACACCACGATACGTAACGTAGTCACCAAGTCCTTCTATCTCTGTAGTCTTTAGTGTTCTTGTTATCTCTTCCAATGGATACTTATCCTTTGCCCATGACTTCAAGTTCATTCCCTTCATTGGATATGTTCTCTCACAACTATGACAGAACCCTGTCTTCTTCTCAGAATTAAAAGCAAAGGCATCTGAACTATCACACTCAACATGAGGGCATGGCTTGTGTGTTATCTCTATTACTCTCATCATATACAATCCCTTATTAGAACATAGGGTTCATCAGGTTGAACTTCTCATACCATGACAAACCTTCCAATGCTAACCACATACCTACAGGTGCGCCTAATATTAATATTACACAAACTAGAAATGCCCACCCTAATCCTTTTGTTGTACAATAGTTTTCTGTCATCTATTAAAACCTCTGCTTGTTTGTTCTATCTGTGCGGATGTTTCCTCATCCCAACCATCTTGAATTGACTTACAACTTTCTTTTGGACAGTCTGTGTATTTAGTCGCATTAAAATATTCTTTACAGATGGGACACTCTATTTCTCTATATCTTCTCATTCTGTATAATCTCTCAACGCTAACCAGGATTTAGGGTAAAGAGTACTCATGTCCATACTAATTGAGTTAGCAACTAGACGTGTCTCCTCTTGTGCGTCCTCACTCTGTCGTAGTCTGCACATATCTGACCAAGCATCCAAGCTACCAGACCAGTACCACTCTGTCATTGTACTCTGAGGTAATACCATACGTGCTTGCTCTGGTGCTACACCATCCTCTAACAACTTTTTATAAGTTTTCACACACCACATTTCATGTTTAGCTAGAGCACTAATACCTTTGTTTGATATTTCTACAACACCTCGACTGCCTTGTTTCTTATCATCAGCACGTCCTCTCCATTTTGTGACACTGGTAGATGGGTAAAAAAACTCAGGCTCATCATCTACATACCTACGGCTCACCTCATTCCATCTAAGGAACTTGTGTTTAACTAACTGCCTTGCTACAAACACTGGTGCTCTGACATGGAAGGTTGCAAAGCAATGACCAAAAGGTGACATGTGTTTGTGTCGAGCAAGGTAGGATATTAGTATACTGTCCGACACAGTTAGTGTATTGTCTGCATCCCACTCACTCTTCTTGTTGAAGCTTACACGAGCAGCATTAACTACAGTCAAATCACTACCCATACTATCTATTAAAGTTACATCAATCATTCTTATTACCCTTGAGCCTGTGTTTGAAAAACAAAATCGTATTGATGCCTGTGTTGATAGTAACCATGATAAGTATCCACCATTGCCACCATACTAGTCCCCCTACTTCTAACATTTCTAATCTCCATACTTATATGTTACTACGAAAAACAAACAAAGTAAATACTATTCTTTATGTTTTTCTTTTAAATTAAATAGTGATGCTAATTCACCCTGCACATCGTCTATCTTGAATGCTCTATACAGATCATCTAAACCGTATTGATTATAGACAGTTACATTTATCTCATCCTTACATAAGGTACAGTAGTATCTGTCCATCCTCACATCTTTGAACGTTGCATCTGCTCTGTTACAACAATAACATCTCATGTCTCTCTCCTTTAAGTATATTTGTTTAGAGTATTATTATACTTAAAACAATAATACTTTAAGTATAGATAGGGTATCACAACTAAAATAAATTGTCAAGCCACCTCTTTTAAATTAAATATAAAAGCTTTCTTTATCTCCTTAAACTCCTCTTTTTTTATGTGCATATTGAATATCTCCAAGTGATTACGAGCCTCTCTTATGTTTAGTTTCTTTGTTAGAATCTCGAATTTACCATCATGTTTCTCTGCTATGATCACGTAAGAGTTAGGTAAATCCTGGATTTCCATACCGAATGTAGTTCTGTTGTTCATTGTGTTACCTTTAATACATGTGCTATAAAAATTACTATGAATACAATTACCAATAATCTACCAGTGATTATAGTTTGTTGTGGTGGCATCGGTATCGTCAAGAAAATAATCAATGCCGCTATCCAAAGTAGTACGTCCACTACATAAGCTCCTTTTTAATCGTTACAAGTAAGTCTTAATACTTCCTGTCTCATAAATTGATGGGCTGAGTATGCAGCATTTCCAATCATGTCAACAACCTCAGATGCAGGAAAATATTCAAGAGGTTCCCACGCATGACGTTCAACAAACTCTTCTATCTCATCTTCATCCCAATCAATTGCTTCATCAGGTAATCGTTCAGTCAGAAAGTTTGCGCTCATTTGAATAAACAATCTGTCTCTAGTTGTAGGGTCTTGGTCAAAATCAATCATTATATTAACTCCTCTCTCTTACACTCTTTGTAATACTCGTAGTCACCATCTATGTCGTACTCAAACCTCAAGTCAGAAGGTATGTCTGCGAACCACCATTGATCATCAAAGTCTACCTCGTATCTGTTGTACTTACCGTTATCGAAAAGACCGATAAAGATATACGAGCTATTGTAGAATGAGGCTGATAGTCCTACACCTAACCTCTCCATTGCCGCCTCGTATGCAGCGATAGGTGGACAGTTCTTAGTCTCGAATGTGATATGCAACCACCAGTCTCCTTCCTCTAATTCGGGTGGACTGCACTCAATGCTGTAAGCTTCCGCGTTTGTGCCCCACATTTCTACTGCTTTCTCATACTCCCATGTTCCAATGGGATTAAGATACTCAAGTAAAGTACCATCATCACAGGCATTTTCGATAGCTGTTATGACCTCGATACCACCGCTGATAGTTAAGATATTCTGACATACACTAGACATAATCTTCCTCATCCTTTTGCGTTACATTTGGGAAAGCATGGTACAACTTCCATCGGGTTTTACGTAGCGTTCTTTCTGTATGTGCATAACAATCACCGTTCTCAGTCAGTTCGTTATCCCAATCATAAAGAGCACTCCATAATTCTTTGATTGCACCCTGCTGTTTCATAGTTAGTTTATTAAAAGATGTATTCAAGATATTATCTTTCTCCTCTTTAATTTTCATCCATTTATCTGTACGTTCTTGTTCTTCTTCGTTTGGTATGTATGGCATTAGTTTCTCCTCTCAATTATAAACTGTACCCAATTCCTCTTGTTGCTACATCATATATCTGCTCTATCCGTATATGTACAATACCCCTCGTCAATTAGTCGTTTAGCTGTACGTCCAAAGTAGCCTTGCAGTTCCTCTGCCTGTGCGTCAGTAAGCTTGTACTCTATGCCTGTCTTTAGGTCTTGCACAATCCAAGGCATCTTACGTGCTTTACTCTTGTAGCCTACCAAACTGAAAGACATACCTTGAGTGTTGTGTATCTTAGACGTATCCAAACCCATTAGTTTAGCCATCTGCGTCAAGTCTTTCTGTTCTTTCGTTTCTGCTCCATCCAGTAGTACATTTACTTTGTATGTAGCCTCACCACCATTGTAGGTACAGTTAGCTACAGTGAATGTAACACCACCTATACCATACCTCCCATAATCATCCTCCATTCTGTCTAATGCGTCTTGCATTGCTGCACGTATTGCTTTCAATTGTGGTTTTGTAAAGTTAGTCATTTGTATATTCTCCTTTTAATTATCTGTAGACTTACTGCTACCATATAAACTTGTAATTCAATTAAGTAAATAGTTATTATATTTATATTTTCCAGGTGTAACCCAAATGTCACACTTAAAATATCATTAGAACATTATCTCCCCTTGCTCATCGTATGGACTTCTAAAGTAATCTTTAGCCATACATATTTGATAGTCATTAGGCTCGTCAAACTCAGGATCAACTTGGTATTCTTTCAACTCAACTAATCCGAATTGATCCATAAAAAACTCTAACTCTTTGTCCATGGGCTGTACTCCTTCATTGTGTTTTCAATTACTTCTAACATCATCTTTGCAGTGAGTAGCTCCGACTTATCATCTCGTATTGCTTTAACTATTGCTCTCCTACAAAAACCTATTGTATCTTTTATTATCAATATCTTTTCATCTTCAGTGTACATAGTTTCTCCTCTCAGTACTTTTTAACTTTCTCTACTATAGTTGTGATACTATTCACAGTGTAACACAATCTACAATCTTTACATTTCTGTCCTGTGCAATTTTGTTTGTCAGTGTGTTCATCTTGCAACACATTATTAAACGTCTTATCAAAATGCTTTGGCGGTTTACTCATAATGTGTGACTTCATAGGGTTACTGTAGATCAACTGTAAATTGCTAGGCTTGTCGTTATCTCGTAACCACCTAAAAACAAGATCAACTCGTTTAGTCCACAATGCAAACGTACACCAAGGATTATCTTTGACGATAGCGATTAGGTTTTCTAAGTGTTGCATATTGATTAGCTCACCATGTGCATTGAACCTAAACATTGCATCAGTCACTCGTGGTATCTCTTGAGGTTCAAGTGGTCTACTCGACAACAAGTCACTGTTACGCTGCAATGCACCTTGCATGTTCTTACGGTACGTATTGAGCATAGCGTGACTGTAACAATCACCGCATATATTCTTACCGTCTTTCTTTCCCTTCTCATGTTGCTTGTTGCAGTAGTCATTCGTAATCGTGTTGGTGCTGATAGCCTTGAAACCGTCAAGTTTACCAGTCATCTTGCTTATGTGTACTTGTTGCATGTTTACTCCTTGTGTTGATTTATCTAGTGGTACTCTAAGTGAATACCACCAATAAAGCAACCCTCCTATTTAAGTAGAACCTATTCCGTTGTATTCTCCCTTTCTGCTAAAGAGTTTTCTATTTTCATATTCATCTATAGAGGGTATTTCGTGACCTCTTGAGATTAACTCATCACGGTACTTGTTAGCGAGTACCATATTCCAATAAGACTTTGAATGACCCATGCATTCAGCCTCAGTAGCTAGTGCATTGTTCAACCATTTTTGCAACTCGTTGTCGGCTGCTGACTGTATGTTTTCGTTGTTCATGCGTAACTCCTTTGTTCGCGGTTTGAATGATTAATAAAGTAAGGAGTGTTTTAAATAAGTCAATAGGGTTTTTAAGTATTTTTAAAATAATTACTGAAAAGGTATAGTTTGTGTCTTTTATGCAACAGTAAGATAGTGAGTATATACATTATAATATATACCCTATAGAACAAACACGATAGGTAAGAAGTGCTTACCAATTAATCCAATGGTATCAACTCGATAGGTAAGGATTGTTTACCTTTATTGTATTGCCACTACAAATTGTTATTGATAATCATTCGCAACTAGGATGTGATCACGAATTAATACGTCAAGAGTACTGACCTATCTGTATTTGTGATCACGTTCTTGGTTTGTTCCAGGCAAGGGTGCATTTGTTTACGTTTTGTTCCTAGGGCGGCAAGGGGGGTTTGGGGGGTAGCCTTGTACTGTACAATACAACATAAAATTATCTCAGAAAAACATTGGCCTATGTAACAAAAAACCTAGGTGGCGGTGTACACTTGTAGTACCTTACTTTAAGTATCTTTGTTTAAAGTATAATATAATACTTATAACACAATACTTGTAAGGTATATTACTTAAAGTATATAGGGTATCATAAAGAAATCTTGTAGTCAACAATAAATTTATAATTTTTTACTTGACAATCACCCCTAAACCATGTTAACATATAAGTATAGGGGAGGATAACCATGTCTATGTATAGCCTATCACAACTAAAGACAGATAACGGAATAATAAGAACCAAGAGTTTATTCTACGAGTTATCTTATGACGATCCTGACTTTGCTTTGTTTACTCTCAAGGAAGAAGACATAGTGATGCCTAACGGTAAGTCAGCTACTGCTCTAGGTAAGTTATACATAGCCTTTGCAACAATGGACCCTACAGAGTACCAGTTCGCTAACGCAGTGTTTGGAAGTTGGGAAGTATGGGAAAAGATGCAAACAACTGTACCACTCAAGAAACATATTGATAAGTGGCGCAGAGAAGCAGAGGTCAAACGTAAGTCAATGGCCTTTGAGTCTGTAGTAAAAGAAATACAAGAAGGTGGGCGAAGTAGTTTTACTGCAGCTAAGTTCCTAATCAACGAGGAATGGAAGTCTAGAGAAGACGGAAGAACAGCCCGAAAAGAAAAGAACGCTAAAGATAAATCTACATCTCAAGAAGCTTTCGAGAGAGCAGGTGTAAACGATGATCTTAAAAGATTAAAAGATCAAGGTCTAATTAACTAAGAGGTAGTTGAATGCCGAAACGTCCTGACATAAATACAATTAGTTCTGGCTATGCTTCACAAAGTCAACTAAATGAAAACTTTACGAATATTCAACGAGCATTCGACAATACTGTATCTCTAGATGGCAGTGTTCCAAATGCTATGTCAGGAGATTTAGACTTAAACAATAATGATCTTCTCAATGTAAAAGCTATATATGTAGATGGTATAAATGTTCTCAATGTTCTAGATAACGTTACCGTTAGTACTGCAAGCCCTTCAGGTGGTAATGACGGTGACATTTGGTTTAAAGTTTCAAGTTAAGAAAAAGGAAATAAATTATGGCTGCTCTTTCAGATCATTCAGAAAACTTACTATTAAACTACTTGATGACTACAGGTAGTGTTACTAGACCTACTAATTGGTATTTGGGTCTATTTACATCTGCGCCTAATGATGCAGGTGGTGGAACAGAGGTATCTACTGGTGGTTACTCACGTCAGTCTATGGCATTCAGTACCTCTTCTTCAGGTACAACAAGCAACACAGGAGCTATTTCTTTTACTGCTTCAGGTGCTAACTTTGGTACAGTTACTCACGTAGGTATCTTCGATGCAAGTTCTAGTGGTAACTTACTGTGGCATGGTGCTATGACTGCATCTAAAACTGTCGAAGACGGTGACACAATTACATTCGCTATAGGTAACATAGACTTAACATTAGCTTAATCTAAAAGGTATTTAGTATGGCTGATGGCTTTCGTATAACGGAATCAGGTGACTCAAGAATAACTGAGGCATCAGATACTCGTATAAGTGAAAACCTTGTTGTAGCCTCTGCATCTCTTTCAGGTGCAGGTGCTGTTAGTATATCTGCAAATACTTCTGTTTTTGTATCCTGTAGTCTATCATCAACAGGTTCTAAACTTACTGCGGCTGTTTTACAAACAGAAGCTGATCCCATTACACTTAGTGCTACTTCAAGCATGACTGCTACTGGCGGTGCTTTTTTTGTAGATAGTGCAAACCTTTCAGGAACAGGTACTGCTACATTCCTTGGTCTTAATAGTTTCGATATTAGTAAGACACTAAATGGTACAGGTACAGCAACCTTTGATGGTATACGAATCAAGAATGCTGCTACGTCTCTGAGTGCTTCAAGTACTTTTGTTAATGATGGATTTAACTTTGTACACTACGGTGCTTTTTTAAATGAAAGTTTTACCTTCGGTAGAATAACTGAAGCAGGTGATACTCGTATAGACGAAGCAGGTAACACAAGAATAGTATTTACTACATCAAATAGTGCCGAAAGTTCGCTAGATGCTGAGTGCACTTATATTGCATTTAGTTCTATAGCATACGTAAAATGGAATGGTGAATGGACTACATTTACTCCTAAAGTAAAACAAAGTGGAGTATGGGATGATCCTTTAGCTATCTACAAAAAGATAGACGCAAACACTTGGAAGAGGGCTTTTTAACAAATGGCTAATATTAAAATTTCAGACATGACCGCTGCAAGCTCTGCTTCAGGTGCTCAAGAGTTCGAAGTAAACGAAAGCGGTACAACTAAGAAAGTAACTGGTACTCAGATTTCTACTTTCGTAAGAGGTAATGTTACACTAGGTGACTTGAGTGTAACGGCATCAGCAAGTGATCTAAACACAACTGATGTAACAACACTAGGTACATCCGAAGCATCTAAGGTAGTTACTGCAGACGCAAACGGTGACGTAAACCTCTCAGAAGAACTTAAAGCTAAGTCTTACAATGAAACATACGTAAGCCTTACACCTGCAGCAACAGTTGATATAAGTTGTGAAGCAGGGAATATGTTTGCACTAAGCACTAACCAAAATACAACATTTACTTTTAGTAATCCACCTGCTTCTGGTACAGCATTTGGTTTTACTCTCAAACTAACTGCAGGTGGAACACATACTATAACATATCCAAACTCTGTAGACTTTGCAGGTGCTACGGCTCCAGACGCTCCTGCTTCAGGAGAAACAGACATACTGGGTTTTATTACACACGATGGCGGTACTAACTGGTACGGCTTCCGCGCAGGAGACGCAATGGGATGAGTGTTACAAGTAAGCTTATTACTTTTGCAGCAGCAGGTGCAGGTGGCGCTCCTAGTTCTTGGGTTTTTGAGTACGGTTCTTCTGGCTCAAGTGAGCGAAACTCGTATACCCCAGACCGTACATCTCTTTGGGTAAATAATACTTATGGCGGTGTTCTTACTTGTCATCAAGATGGTGACGTAACATATAGACCTGCAGTAGTTAATATTCTTGACACAGATGGTAATTTACAACTTTCGAAAGTCTTAACAGCTTCAAACTTTGCAAATAGTGCTAATACTATGCAAGATTTAGGTGGGTGTGCATTAGGCAATGACGGTAAGTTTTGGGCCTATATGCTTTTTAAAGAAGATGCTGGAACTTACGGTTTAATGCCTGTTGTTGCCCATTTTAATTCGTCAGGTACAACACAATGGGCTAGACAAGTAGGTTTTCCTGCACAAGGAAATGATCTTCTTGCCTCTATCACTTATGATGCTGCAACTGATGTTGTTCACACTACTCATAGAGCTATCGGCATTACAGGACAGCAAGGAGTTATAACAAGATTCAATTCAAATGGAACAACGCCTTTTGAAGGTTTAAAGCCTAGTACAAATAACTATGACATTCAATTTAATGATGTAATGTATAATAGCGTTGACGGTTTTTATTATCATTGCGGATATTCTAATGAAAGTGGATCACCTAGAGGAACGCTTGGAAAATTTACAAGCGGTTCAAGTAGTCATTCTATTCCTTCTTCTAGTAATTATCAAATACAAGACGCAAATGGAGCTACTCTTAGATTTCATCAAATGGCACACGATAGTAGTGGTAATGTCTTTGCAGTAGGTACACTGTTTACTACACAAAAACGTACATTAGTTGTTAAATTTAATAGTACTTTAACTGGCATAACAACCGCAAAATACATTACTGACTCTTCAAATTCTAATAATTGTTTTGAACAAAATGTATGTATTACAGTTGATAGTAATGATAATGTTATTATTGCGGGTAAACATAATGGTCAAAATGCAACTGATAGAATAGGCTCTCAAACTACAAACAACGAAGATTTAATTATAATAAGTTTGAAAAATGATTTAAGTGCTTACAACTGGCACAGTATTTTTGGTTCTGAAAGATACAGTACGGATTTTGGAAACGGAAATGGTTATGGTGCAACTCTTGGTCAGAAATTAATGGCTGACGATAACGGAAGTTTTTATGTTTGTGGAAATAAACAAGAGTTAATTAGTGGCTCAACAAGATATAGATTTTTTGTTGCTAAATTACCTGCTGACGGATCATTAATTGATAGTGTACAAGTTGGCCCAACTTCAGATGAATATAAATGGGTTTCCGCAACAGCAAATAGAACGTTAAATAGTTATACACTTAGTTCTGATTGGAACGCTTCAACAACAGCAATTTTGAGTACTAACACACTTAACTATACTAGAGACAGCACTATTACTGAAAACTTTTCACCTGTTGATGAAACAGACACAACTAAAACTACCTACACGATATAGGAGAATATGATGTACGTTAAAGTAGTAAATAACTCAGTAGATACATTTCCCTATACACTGAGACAATTAAAAATAGACAACCCTAAAACTTCTTTTCCGAAGACAATATATAAACCAGAGGGTAATGATGTTTTAGCAAGTTTTAATATTTACCCTGTTACACAAGAAGATATTCCATCTCACAATTATAGAACTCAGTACGTAGAGCAAAACTCAAAACCTGTTTTATCTGACGGTTCCTGGACAGTAGGTTGGACTGTTTCAAATAAAACCTCTAAACAAATTGCAGAGCATGATGCCGACATTGCTGAAACAAACAGAGGAATAAGAAATAATCTTTTATCTGATACAGATTGGACACAAATGAATGATAGCCCACTAAGTAATGAAGATAAAACTGCATGGGCTACTTACAGACAAGAACTACGTGGTATTACTGATCTAGACGAATGGCCTAACTTAGCAGATGATGATTGGCCTGTAGAACCGTAAAGGAACTAACATGGCTAAACAAGCACTAGACCAGATCAGACAAGCGGCTGAAAATGATCTAGAGTTCTTTATACAGCTAGTAGCTCCTCAACAATTACTAGGTGACTGTCACAAAGAAGTTATAGAGTGGTGGACAAGACAGGACGCTAGAAACTATCAGTTACTTTTGTTTCCACGAGATCACGGTAAGTCAAGACTAATAGCTTACAGGGTAGCGTGGGAAATAACTAAAGACCCAACCTTACGTGTGTTGTACATATCAGCTACAGCTAATCTCGCAGAGAAACAACTTAGTTTTATAAAAGGTATCCTAACATCTAAGATATACAGAAGGTACTGGCCTCAACACGTAAACCAAGAAGAAGGTAAACGAGCAAGGTGGACTAACTCAGAGATTAGTTTAGATCACCCACTACGTAAAGAAGAAAATGTTCGTGATCCAAGTATATTCACAGGTGGACTTACTACATCACTGACAGGTCTACACTGTGACATAGCTGTACTAGATGATGTTGTAGTTGCTGAGAATGCTTTGACATCTGAGGGTAGATCAAAAGTAGCAAGTCAATACTCACTACTATCATCTATTGAAGGCGCTGATGCTAGAGAGTGGGTTGTAGGTACAAGGTATCACAGTAAAGATTTATACAACGACTTGATAGAAATGAAAGAAGTTCTCTACGATGATGAAGGAGAACAAACAGGTGAAGATAACATATACGAAATCTTAGAGAAACCTGTAGAAGATCAAGGTGACGGTACTGGACAGTTCTTGTGGCCTAAACAACAACGTAAAGACGGTAAGTGGTTTGGATTCGACATTGCTACGTTAGCTAAGAAACGTGGTAAGTACTTAGACAAAGGGCAGTTCAAAGCACAGTACTACAATGATCCAAGTGATCCTGACAATGTACCAGTATCAAGAGACAAGATACAATACTTCGACAGAAAACATTTACTATTAGATAATGGTCACTGGCATTACAAAGATAGTAAACTAAATCTATTCGGAGCTATCGACTTCGCATTTAGTTTAAGATCAAAGGCTGACTATACTGCACTTGTTCTTATAGGTGTTGATTCAGAGAATAACGTATACGTTTTAGACATTGACAGGTTCAGGACTGATCGTATATCTGAATACTTCGATCATATCTTTGAGTTACATAACAAGTGGTCCTTCAGAAAGCTAAGAGCAGAAGTTACTGTAGCTCAGATGGCAATCGTTAAACAACTAAAAGATTTAATTAAACAACACGGTCTAGCACTAAGTATTGATGAGTTCAGACCTAATAAACAACAAGGTAATAAACAAGAGCGTATTGCTTCGGTTCTAGAACCTAGATACGATAATCTTCAAATGTGGCATTATCGTGGTGGTAACACTCAGTACTTGGAAGACGAACTGTCTACACGTAACCCCCCACATGATGACGTAATTGACGCTCTAGCATCTGCAGTTGATATGGCTGTACGTCCAACACGTAACCTTAACAGGAAACGAGAGAATAACATTGTCTGGGCGAATAGCCGTTTCAGAGCAGGGAGTAGGTAATGAAAACTATTGATATTGAAAATCTTATCGATCCAGATAACCTTGCCGTAGAGATCGCAGATAAGTGGAGACTATGGCATCAGTTACGTAACCATTGGGTTGAAGGTACTAAAGAGTTACGTAACTACCTCTACGCTACCGATACAACTACAACAGCTAACGCAATCCTTCCTTGGTCTAACACAACAACTACACCAAAGATAACACAGATTGCAGATAACCTTCACGCTAACTACTTTGCAACTTTGTTTCCTCAACAGAACTGGATGCGTTGGGAAGCTGACTCACGAGATGCTGCAGTAAAAGCTAAACGTGACATTATTCAGTCTTATATGGAAAACAAGGTAAGACAGTCTGACCTACTGAACACAGTGTCTAATCTTATACAGGATTGGATTCTTTACGGTAACTGTTTTGCTATGGTTGAGTGGGAAGATGGTTATACTACAAAAGAAGATGGTGAGTTTATACCGAAGTATGTAGGACCAAGAGTTGTACGTATCTCACCATACGACATTTGTTTTAATCCTACGGCTGCATCATTTGATGATTCACCAAAGATAATGAAAAGCATTAAGTCTTTAGGTGAAATCAAACGTATGGTAGATGCTGATCCTCGTAACAAGTACCTTAATGGTGTATTTGAAAAGATGATGTATGCTCGTAAGTATGTACGAGGAACAGACGGTTATTTAGAAAAGTCTGAAGGTTTTGTTGCTGATGGTTTTACAAGCATAGAGCAGTACTATGAATCAGACTACGTAGAGATTATGACGTTCTACGGTGACATCTACGATCAAGAGTCTGGTGAGTTAATGTCAGACCGTGTGATTACTATCGTAGATCGTGCTCACGTACTAGACAATCAAGAGAATCCATCTTGGATGGGTAAGGCTCCTATCTTTCATAGTGGGTGGCGTAACCGTCCAGACAACCTATACGCAATGGGTCCACTAGATAATCTTGTAGGAATGCAGTACAGAATTGATCACTTAGAGAACCTCAAGGCAGATGTCTTTGATCAGATCGCATACCCAATACTAAAAGTAAAAGGTGATGTAGAGGACTTTGACTTCGAACCTGGAGCTAGAATCTACATGGGTGAGGAAGGTGACGTAGGTTACATGGCTCCTGATGCTACTGCACTAAACGCTGACCTTCAGATTCAAGTCTTAGAAAATAAGATGGAAGAGATGGCAGGTGCTCCTAGACAAGCTATGGGTATCCGTACTCCAGGAGAAAAGACTGCCTTTGAAGTACAAACACTACAGAACTCAGCGTCACGTATCTTTGAACATAAGGCTGCACACTTCGAGCGTACATTCATAGAACCTATGTTAAATGCAATGCTTGAGGTAGCTAGACGCTACATGAATCGTGCTGACATAGTAAGAGTATCTGATGAAGACTCAGGTGTTTTACAGTTTTTAGAAATAACTAGAGAAGATATTACAGCAAGTGGTAAGATAGTTCCTGTAGGAGCAAGACACTTTGCTGAACGTGCTCGTAGAGTACAGAACCTGATTCAGTTGTCTGCAGTAAAAGCACAAGACCCAACTGTAGCACCACACCTATCAGGTAAAGAACTAGCTCGTATCATTGCATACGAATTAGGTGAGCCAACACTATACGGTGAGAACATAACCGTAACTGAGCAACTAGAAACTCAGAAGATGGCTCAAGAAGCAGAAATGCTTAACGAAGAAGAACTAATGGCTGCACAAGAAATGGGGATTTGATATGCCAGGAAAAGGACAAATGTACAAAAAGAAGGCTCCTAAAGCACCTATGCCTAAGAAGAAGCCTATGCCTAAGAAAAAGAAGGTAATGAAATAAATGCACTCAGCTTGGACCAAAGGTCTAAAGGGTGAGGATAAAAACAAACGCATCGAAGAGATTATGTACTACAAGAATGCCTTCGATGATTTACAAGATGTCATTGAGCAGACACTATTCAAGAAAGATTCTGTTCGTGATTATAGCCCTGGATGGGCTGAAAAACAGATTGCCGTTAATGAGTACAATGCTGCTCTTGAGGACATTCTGAAACTAATAGACCTCAACCGTAAGGATCGATTACAATAATGTCAATATTTGATGAAGCAAAGTCTGCAGATGCCCAACCACAGGAAGCTCAGACTACACCAGAGCAGACGCAACAAGAAGAAAAACCAAAGGATTCTTACTTGCAAAAGCTCGTAGAGACAAGGGGTGATAACTGGAAAGACCCTGAAGTTCTTGCTAAAGGTAAACTTGAAGCTGATGAGCACATCAAGAACCTTGAGACTCAACTCACACAAATGCGAGAAGACCTCAGTAAGCAAGACTATGCAGCCCAGTTGTTGCAACAACTAGAGGGAAAGGCTTCGGCTCCCACCAACGAAAAACCTCTAGAGTCCAATAACAATAATAATGGTGGCACTAATACTGAAGGTAACACCAACCTTGCAGTGAGTGAGGATGATCTAAAAAGCCTTGTTGAAAAAACTCTAACAGAACGTGAGACTCAAGCTACTGTTCAACAGAATATTTCTACTGTTGACGCTAAGTTGCAAGAGACATATGGCACTGAGGCACGTAACGTACTAGTCAGTAAGTCGCAAGAACTTGGGATTAGTGTGGAGCGTATGCAAGATTTAGCAGCCGAATCACCATCAGCGTTCTTTGCTTTGATTGGCGAGAAACAACAGACATTCAAACCCATTACTCAGGGGTCTGTTCGCACAGAGGCTGTTGGAGTTAAACCTAACGCAGAACGTGATTTTAATTATTATCAAACTATGCGTAGAGAAAACCGTAGCTTATATTACACACCAAAGATGCAACAACAGATGATGGAAGATCGTCAACGTCTAGGTGATAAGTTCGGTGTTTAATCAACATAACTTTAATAAAGGAGATGCAGTATGTCTATGACAACTGGTAACGTGTCTCTCTTAACTCGCTCAGAGGTATGGTCTGGTGAGCTAAAAGAGATTCTGCGTGACGAGATGATGGCACAGCGTTATGTCCGTATGCTAGAAAGTTTTCCTGATGGCGATACGTTCAAGATACCATCAATCGGTCAAGCGCAAGTGGACAACTACGCTGAAGATACAGCGGTTCAGTATCGTCCATTGGATACAGGTCAATTCACATTCAGTGTTGACAAGTATCTATCATCAGCTACTTATATTACTAAGAAAGCTAAACAAGACATGTTCTACATGAACGAAATGGTTTCTCGTTTTGTTCCAGAACAAGAACGTGCTATCATGGCACACTTCGAAACAACGACTATGGCTGCTCCCGAAGCAGGTGTATCAGCAAACTCCAACGAGACAATCGATGGTGTAGAGCACAGATACGCTGCAGGAGGAACTGGTGCGGTTATTACACTTGAGGACTTCGCTCGTGCTCGACACGTACTGAAGAAAGCAAATGTACCTGATCGTAACCTAGTTGCTATCGTTGATCCATCAGTAGAGTACACATTGAATACTCTAACAAACCTAACAAACGTGTCAAACAACCCACGTTTCGAAGGTATTGTACGTGATGGTATTGCGACAGGTATGCAATTCGTTGCAAACGTGTATGGTTTTGACGTGTACTGCTCGAACTATCTAGCTGACGTTACTGACAGTGCGTTGCCTACATCAGCCGATGCTAATGTGGACTTCTCATCTGTTAATGGTAAGGCTAACTTGTTCTTCTCTGCAGACCCAAGTGCTTCCCCATTAGTGGGTGCATGGCGGCAAATGCCAGAAGTGGACTACGACTACAACAAAGACTTCCAACGTGATGAGTTTGTAACTACTGCTCGTTACGGTGTCAAGTTGTACCGTCCAGAGAACATGGTTCGCGTTGTATCTAAAACTAACGTCTAATTAAGATAAGGAGAAAGATACATGTCTTACAATAACTCAGATGGCCTACGTGTCATCACAGGTCTTGACCAAGGTGCTGCGATTGACGCAGGTACTACAACCAAGTCCGAAGTAAAAACCCTTGTAATTGATATTGCAGATGCTACAGAACTAGGTTCTTCAGCGGCAACACCAGTAGCGAATGATCCATTCATTCCTGCTAACTCTTACATCACAGGTGCTCACCTAATGGTGACTACTGCTTTTACTTCAGGTGGTTCTGCAACCTTGGGAATCGGTGCGTATAACTCTGCAGGTTCTGCTATTGATGCTGATGGTATCGATGCAACCATTGCACTTTCAGCATTAAACGCTACAACTAAGGCAGTCGCATGTGACGGTGCTTTAGTAGGTGGTGCAGTAATGACAGGTGCTGCAGACGCATACATCAAAGCTAACTACGGAACGGCTGCATTTACTGCAGGTGCTGCTAAGTTAGTTATTACTTACATCGAAACTTAATACTAACAGGTAGCTCCTTCGGGGGCTACCTTCTTTTATGCTCTTGAGGAATTTATAATATGGCAAACGTAAACCATTCAGCACTTTCAGACCCTTATCTTCATGAGCCAAAGGGTGTAGCTACTGCTAGTTCAGGAGATGTTTATTTAGCAAACGGATCAGGATCAGGAACATGGACTTCAAGACATTCAATGCTTACTGTTCACTTTTCTGATATATCTAGTGCGAGTGATATATATGTACCTATGCCGTATGCAGGTACTGTAACAAAGATACAAAGTGTTTTAAGTGGAGCAATATCAGGTTCAGATACAACATTTACAGTAACCAATTCTGCAGGTGCTTCGATGGGTGTGTTAACTGTAACTCAATCAGGTTCGGCTGCAGGAGATGTAGATACATTAGCTCCATCATCTAATAATACAGTAACCGCAAGTAGTTTTATAAAGATAGCCTGTAACGGTGGCGCAACTTCACACAAAGATTGTGTAATAGTTGTTTGTGTGGATGGATCATAATGAAAAGAACACTCCTACAAATAGTACAAAACATCTTATCGGATATGGATTCCGAAGATGTAAACAGCATCGGTGACTCTATAGAAGCAGAACAAATTGCATCTGTAGTACGTGATGTTTATCTTAACATGGTATCTACAAGGATGATACCAGAACACCAAGAATTAATGAAGCTTGTGAGTTTATCAGACTCTACAAGACCTACACACTTTCAAGTACCAGACAGTGTAAAAAGAATAGATTACATTAGATACAATGTTAAAGCAACTTCAGGTAATGAGTTTAGAGAAATAGAATATATTGAACCTCTAACATTCCTAACACTAAACAATGAAGGTGATGATGTAATAGTTGTTAATGACGTAAACGGAAGCACACCCATACTAATCCGTAACGACAAGATGCCTAACTTCTATACATCCTTCGATGACCTTCATATCGTAATGGATTCGTATGACAGTGCAGTTGATCAGATACTAGCAGAATCTAAGACACAGGCACTAGGACACAAGGTTCCTACATTTACAATAAGTGATAATTTTACACCTGACATAGATGCAGTATTGTTTCCGTATCTGATTGCTGAAGCTAAGTCTACATGCTTTTCGTTGTTTAAGAGTGGCGTAGATCAGAAAATAGAACAAGCCGCACGTAGGCAAAAGTCCTATATGCAGAGTGATATGTACAGAGTAAAGAAAGAAAACAAAAGGCCGTACTATGGTAAACGTTAACTTCGAGATTGATTACGACAGTAAAACACTGAAGGCTACATGTCCAGAAAAACTAGTTACTCCTATCCATGTAAGAAAATCACCAGATGGCTTTATATTCTTCGAGGTCCATGTAGAAAAAGGCAAGGTTCCAGGAGATTTAAGTGGAAAGTATACATCACTAGATAGTGCAAAGAAAGCAATACAAGTATATCTAAACGGAATTACTCCTTCTAAAACAGTTCGAAGAGAAGCGTTTGGTAAGGACTACGAGGAGCGTAAGAAACGAAATGCCACAGAGTCTAACACAAAGGGTAGTTAATACATTTGTAAAAGGTTTGATTACTGAGGCAGGTGAGTTAACGTTTCCACCAGATGCTTCAGTAGATGAACTTAACTGTGACCTTAGACGTGACGGTTCAAGACGTAGACGTAAAGGTGCAGCTAAAGAAACTAACCACGTACTATCTAGCTTTACAGTAGCTGATTCAGAAGTTACTGCAACAGGATCATGGTTGAATGTTGGCGGTGAGTCAGGTAAAGAGTTTCTAGTATTCCAGAAAGGTGCTACACTATACTTCTTTAATAAGTCTGATGTGCCCTTTTCAGCTAATATAGAAACAGCTACGGTTAATTTAGCAACATATGAAGTATCAGGGGGTGTTGGTGCATCTAACGCTAAGTGTAGTTTTACTTCACTAAAAGGTGCATTAATTGTAGTATCTGAAGCTATTGACCCTATCTATGTAGAGTACGATAATGTAGCTGAGACTGCTACAGTAAATCAGATAAGCTTTCGTACTCGTGACTTTGAATGGCAAGGTAACACAACAGATTACGATGAGTCTAAGTCTAGTCCATCAATTCAAAGACAGTACGATACAGAAAATGCAGGATGGGTTGCACCTAACGGTGACACTGCTCTAAGTGCGTATCAATCAGCTAATTCTAATAAACACCCACCTCTTACACATGCTTGGTATGCAGGTAAAGACTCTACTGGTGCTTTTGATGCGGCTGAGTGGGCAAAGGTCTACACAGGTAACAGCCTTACAGGTAACGGTCACTACATACTAGACTTCTTCAGTAAAGATCGTTCTACTGCTTCAGGTATATCTGGACTCACAACAGAAGTAGAATCAAGTAGATTTAAAACTGTAGCTAACTTCGCAGGACGTGCTTTCTATGCAGGTCTAAACAGTAGTAAGAACTCTGATGTAATATTGTTTAGTCAATTAATAGATGACTTCTATCAACTAGGTGAGTGCTTACAAAGGAATGATCCTACATCAGAACAGATTAGTGATCTTCTAGCTACAGACGGTGGTACAATAAGAATATCTGGTGCTGTTGGTATCAAAGTACTTTACGTTATCGATGCTAGTTTGTATGTCTTTGCTGAGAATGGTGTGTGGCGTATTGAAGGTATCGATGGTGTCTTTAGTCCTACAGCATTCGCAGTTAAAAAAATTACTGATGTCGGTATCGTAGATGCAGGTAGTTTCGTAGTAGCTGATGGCTCTCCTATTTGGTGGAGTAAGAACGGAATACACACTTTACAGTTTGACTCTACAAGTGGTAGACCAGTAGAAAATAATCTAACTATAGGAACTATACAAAAATACTGGGATGAAGTTCCTACTGCATCTAAGACTAAACTAATATCTACCTTTGATCCTATAAACAAACGTGCTTATTGGTCATGGCCTAAACAGGGTGAAACCGTAGAATCTAAAGTAAACCACATTCTTGTTTTAGATGTAGCTTTGAGAGCTTTCTATCCTTGGTATGTAGAAGACGAAACAGGTACTACAGATTCAATTATAGGTATTGAGTTCTTTTCTGGATTTGGTGCGGCTGCTTCTACTTTAGATGTGGTTACAACAAACGGAGATGATGTAATAACTTCTGCAGGAGATGATGTTGTATCTATTCAAACCGCTGCAGTAGCTACAGGATTACCTGCAATCATCTTGATTATACGAGATGGCGATACAAACAAAATGACTATGGGTTCCTTCACTGAAGATAACTTCTTAGATTGGGGAACTACAAACTATAGTTCTTTTGCTGAAGCAGGTTATGACTTTATGGGTGACTTACTTCTAAGAAAAAATGCACCTTACGTTACCACGTACATGAGACTAACAGAATCTGCATGGGAAGGTAACGAAACAGATGGATATGCTCCAAACAATCCATCTTCAATGTTGGTATCTGCTTTCTGGGATTTCAAGAACATTTCATCTAGTACTGCACAACAAGCATATAGATTGAAGTCAATACCAATAGTTGATTCTAATAACTTATTAAACTTCGACTACCCTGATTCTGTCATTACAACAAGAATGAAAGTAAGGGGTAGAGGAAGATCAATGCGTATAAAGTTTGAAAGCGAACAAGGCAAAGACTTTATACTTCTAGGTTACTCCGTTTTAAGTGGACGTAACAACGCACATTAACAGGAGACTAAATGTCTTATACAATACGTGACGCTAACCATAGCGATACTTTAGATATTATTCTTACGGTAAAACAATTCTGTAAAGAAATACCTCATAAAGCTTGGAGTAAAGTTAACTCAACAAAAGTTAATCAACTTGTAACAGACTTGATAAATATAGAAGGTGGCTTTGTTAAAATAGTTATTCACGAAGGTGAAATTGTAGGATGTCTTATTGCTATGGCATCTGAACTTCCAGTAAATGACTTTATAGTAAGTCAAGAGTTAATGTTTTGGTTAGACCCAAATCATCGTAACGGAAAAACTTCTCTTAAATTAATTGATAGCTACGTAGAATGGGCTAAAAATCTAGGATGTAGTTTTGTAAGGTTGTCTAGTATTGATCAGATATTAGGTGGAAAAGCAGGTATTCTGTTTAAAAGAAAAGGTTTCAAGGAAGTAGAAACCGCATACATAAAGGAATTATAATATGGCTCTTTTTACTCTTTTAGGTGCTGCTGCAGGAGCCGCTGTAGGTGCGGTAGCAATAGGAGGTACTGCTGCAGTTGTAGGGGGTGCTGTTTTAGGAGCAGTTGCAGGAACAGTTGTAGGAAATAAAATAAGTAATGCTCAAGATGCAGCGGCTGCAGCTACTGCTCAAGCAGAAGAGCAGATAGGCGTTATAACAGATAAACAAGAGGAAATTATAGGTGTTACTGAACAGGTAACAGGACTGCAATCACAACAGATAGCAATACAGAAACAGATAGCTGAGGATAGACAGGAACAAGAAAGACTTGCTGTACTTAGGCAACGTAGACAAGCTATACGAGAGGCTCAAATAGTACGAGCGAGACAAACAAATATAGCTTCTGCTATGGGTGCTGTAGGTTCAGCCGTATCTGGCGGTGCTGCATCTATTGGTTCTCAACTATCATCTGCTTTAGGCTACTCAACACAGCAATCAGGTCTGTCTGAAGAGATACTTCAAGGACAACAAAGAGGCATGGACTTACAATCTGAAATAAACACACTTTACGGTAAAGCTAACGTTCTTCAAACAGAAGCTAATATTGCAGCTACAAAAGCAGGTATGTTCAGTTCTAGAGCAGGACTGTTTTCACAGCAAGCAAGTAGCTATATGGGATTGTTTACTAACTTTATGAACGTAGGTTCAAGTATGATACCATACATATAAGGACTTATTAAATGGAATTACAACAGCCTATCGACTACACTGAAGATAGTATGACTCCTATCGATGAGGAGCTTCCTGAAGTAGTTACTCAAGAAGATACTGATCAAAGCATACAAGAAGCATTTATGGCTACAGGTCAGGATGTTGCTCCTTCAGAAGCTAAAGAGATGTTGTTTAAGAGTGCTAATCCTATAGAAGCTTTGATTCGAGATAAGTTCTACACTGAGGAAATGCAAGCTGAAGAACTCGAAAAAGCATACAAGAGTGCTGAGTTAAAGTCAAATGACTTCTTTGAAAACCCTGATTTCTTTTATGAGCAAGCTAAAGGATTTTCTAAAGATGATGTAGATGCTTTAGACATACGTGCTGCTATCAACTCAAGAATAGAACAGAGAATTTTACAAGACTTGATTGATAGAGAGTCGGATGTTCTTTTTCCTACACTTGACACTATACTAGACTTCGGTGCATATGTTCTTAGAGAATCTACTATAGGAATACCTGAAAACTTAACTGATCGAACTGAACGATTAGGCACTGAACTTGTGTTCAATAAAATGAACATGAAACCTAGTGAGTATAAAGCTTGGTTTCAACAGACAGCCGATGAAATTATGCAGGAAGGTGTTCGTGAAAACGATGCTAACAAGATTGAATGGTTGAGGAGTGTTGTTGCAAGTAACGGATATGACAAAGATGCAGGTATAAAGAAAGCGTTTGCTCTAGTAGACTTGATAGGTGTAGGAGAGTTAGCTTCTGTAGGGTTTAAATTAGCACGCACTGCATCAATACCTACTACACGTATTGGACGTATTGCTGAACTTGAAGGACCAGAACAAGCTGCTAGAATTGGTGAAGGTATTGCTGTTCGTAATCTTGATCCAGAAGTAAACGCTGATCTTGGACCTAGAGTTGTTAACCCACACCCACCTAAAGTGGCTACGCCTGAAGGTTGGTACTCTCGTGCTCTAAGAGAGAATCAACTAGCAGATGAAATAGCTACTATCTACAAGAGTGGAGCTATGGGCCGTATTGTAGATCAGGATACTATACGAGCATCTGTATCTTCAACAGTATCTAAGTTCAGACAACGAGTTGACAATCCTGTATACAAGTCAGACTTAGAAGAAACAGGATTCGGAAACTACACAGTCAACATACAACTAGGTAAAACTACTGATGGCACACCTTACAAGCCAACGCCAAGAGGTGAACCGTCTGCAGGTGTCAATCGTTTAGCTGAGAATACAGGCGGTGAGGTAGTTCCAGTTAAAAACTCTGCAGGTGAGTTACAGGGGTACGTTGTTCAGTTCAGAGAAAACATAGATTTATCTAAAGAAGTAGCTGCTATAGACGCTGACGAACTTCTCAAGATGGAACGTGGCGTAGTTAGGAATACTCTAGGTAGAGTGTTCGGTAATACTCTTATGGGTTCTACTGCTTTACGTGGTGTTGACAGATTAACTACACTAGCTCAAATGGGTGAGTCTGCTCAGTCTGCAGTAAAAGGTGTATTCCAGAAAGAAGCAAAGAAGATAAATGCTCTTGGCCCCAGTGATCGTGCAACACTGTCTTCTATTGTAGGTAAACTACGGGATGATCCAGTAGAGGCTGTCAGACGTGGATGGTACAGTGAAGAAGAGTTTGCTGTACGGTATGCAGAACTAACAGGAAAGCAACCAAGTCAGAAAGTTATAGATGCTTACGATGCAGAGGTTGCTATATCTAATACTGCAGCCGTTATTCGTGCTAACAACATCATGCGTACTTATGTACAGAAGGGATACCGCGCAGTAGAAATGCCTGACGGTATTCGTGTACCTGCAAAGACTACATCTACAGCTAAGATAGAAGCAGATGAGTACATCCTAGACTTAAATGATAATGTTCGTCTTTACAAGAATGAGATAGATGCAGGGTTTGACGTATGGAAACTAGATCGTGATGATCTTGGAGTACGTTACGTAACTAAACCAAGAAAAGTTGACGCACTAGAGCCACAAGACGTTATGGGTTTCAACGCAGGTGGTCCTCGAACTAACCCTAATGCTAACTACTTTGTAGTATTAGGCCGTGAAGGTAAGTTCCCTAAATCCTTGTTGACAACATTTACTGAGGCTGATGCAAAGCTTGCAAGAGATCAATTAACAGCTTTACAAAATGCACTAAGAGATGCACCTGAAACTGTTGATGATGTCTTAACTGCTAATAACGATTGGAATCCTACGATTACTAATCTAGATGAGCTACGTAAATTCTCAGATGAAAACAACTGGGATTTAGATGAAGGTATTATTGCCTACAAAGAACGTAATTCATTCGTACAAGACGTAGATGCTGATGATGCTACATACAGAATGGCATTCTCTGACTATGTAGAAAAAGAAGCATCACGGCAAGACAGAGTTTTACCTGAGTTCGGTGGTAAGAAAACGTACAACGTTGATCCTATGGATACCATAACTCAACAGTTCGGAACAGCCGTACAAGAGTTAGCTAATCACGCATACACATACAATGCTATGGTAGGTTGGGTAAAGAGAGCACAGAAAGCAGGAGTCAATTGGCTTCCTGAAGGTGTGTCACCAAATGATTATCGTACACTGTTTATGGATGCAAAGATAACAGGTAATACTGCATTTGATAGACGTATGAAAGAGATACGTGATATTGAGATGAGACGTATGGGTGTCAAGAGTGCAGCCGTACAAACAATGGAAGACTTAGGAAGACAAGCTTCTGAGTATGTGTTCCAAAAGACTCACATACCTACACGTCTAGGTGATCCAAGTAATGCTCTACTTAACATTGGTTTTCAGTCTGCCTTTGGTTTCTTGAACGTATCTCAAGCTTTTGTACAAGGTTCTCACGCTGCTACAATCATGGCTATTTCTCCGAAGCATGGTTTTCGTGGATCAAGTATGGCTTTGACTATGCGTAGTCTGTATCACAAGTCTCCTGAAGTAGTAGACTTAGGTGTTCAACGTCTATCTAAGTACTACAACATGCCAGAAGATGAGATAAAAGAGATCATAGAATATGTTCGTACATCTGGACGTGAAGTAGTTGATGCTGAAGCAATCGAACAAGGCACTGGTGTATCATATGGTATCTCTGGTTTCCAAGGAGAAAGCTACAAACCATCACTGTTACGTAAAGCTTGGCTATCTACAAAGAAAACTGCACGTCAAGGTATGGACTTAGGTTTGATACCTTTCAACCAAGGTGAACGATTAGGAAGACTTACTGGTACGTACACTGCTATACTAGAGTTTAAGGCTAAGAATCCTGGAGTATCTATCCTAAGTGATCGTGCTCGTATGTGGATTAGTAGACGTGATCAAGATTTAACATTCAACATGACTGCAGTAGGCAGACCTCAGATTCAAAGTGGTCTAATGCGAGTTCCTACACAGTGGTTATCTCATACATTCAGAGCTATGGAATCTGTGTTTGTAGGACGTAACTTTACTAAAGCAGAACGAGTACGAATGTTTGGAATGTTGATGCCTTTCTATGGTACTGCAGGTTTCGGTCTTACTCATGCAGCCGACTCTCTAGCAGACTACTTCGGTATAGAGGTTAACAGTAATACGTTTACATTCTTGAAGTATGGTGTGATTGATGGGCTTACTGACTACCTCATGGAAGACACAGACGGTAGAGTTGGTACAGGATTAGCAGGTAGACTAGCTCCTGCAGGTGCTGTTGTAGAGACATATCGTAAGATCAAAGAAGGTCAGTTCATTGAAGTTATAGGTGGCCCTTCAGGTGATATTACAGGTGGTATCGTAGACGCATTCATGGAAGCATACTCATCTCTAAGAGATAATCGTGGAACTATGCTAAGTGATGATGTCATTAAGATTCTAAGACAGCCATCAGGTCTAGATAACATTGCTAAAGCTTACGGTATCTTTAATAACGGTATTTATCGTAGTAAGAATGGTATAACAATTCCAGGAGAAATGGGTACAACAGAAGGTATCTTACAGTTACTTGGTATAGGTAGCTTGAAACAGGCTGAGTGGTATGATACTCGAAGAACTATGTTCACAAGTAACAAGAAACTAACTAAGTTCCGTAAAGAAATAAACAGTGAAGCTAACTACGCTTTTGATTTACTACAAGGTGACACTGCAGATAAAGAGAAAGCATTCAAGTTGTTTAATGAATTGAAGGTAAAGATTGACATGAGTGGGTTTTCTCCTGAGATTCAGACATCTTTAAGAAAAAGTATGAATCGTAGACTCGATGATCAGTTCTTTAATGTATACGAAAATCTACTAAGATCAGATCAAGACGCTGAAGCAGAACGCCTCAGATCAGTACTAGGAAGGTAAAGGAATGGCAGATATATTCGCACCTAAAACATCTTTTAATATCGGGTATGAGCGTGTAGTCTCTCAACCTGTAGAAGATAAAAGAGGTGAGACGCAAGCTAAGTTTCAGGCTATGGCTAATCAAGTCCAAGCTTCAGCTATACGAGCACAGACTCAGGTTGAACGTGCCAAGATGGGTGCAGAAAATGCAATGATTCAAGGCTACGGAAACCTAGCTATATCTGCATTGAAGTTTGGTGCAGGTTATGGACGCCAATATCAGAAGGGTGTGATTTCTGGTGCTGCAGGTGAATGGCTTGATTCAATGGTAAAGGCCCAAGACTTACGTGATCAAGGTCAAGTAAACGAAGCTAGTATGTTCGAAAGAAAATCTACTAGAGCAGCCGTAGGTGCAGGTGTTGATTTAGATAAGTATAAGACAGAGTATGAGGCTATCACTGGCAGACCTATGGAGTATGTAGGTCAAACTCGTGAGCAACAAGTATTCGAGATGATGAAGAGTGATAAGAACTACCAAATGGCATATCTAGCTGCTCAAGGTACTCTTGGACCTAATGCTTCAGAAGAACAATTAACTTCAGCCGCTTTAGCTTCAATACAAAAACAAGCTATCGCAACTAACACTCTAGCTCTTGTTGGTGCAGGTAATCAACTTGATTGGGAAACTCAAGTAAAAGGCGCATACAACACAACTCTAGATCAATTTGATCAGGGTATTGTAGCAGGGTTAATTAGCAGGACTCAAAAAGGTCAACCTATAACTCCAGGAGAGATAGATACTGTTCTTTTACAACATAACCTTATGTCTCAGAAGTTGATAAAACCTGCTTATGTTTCAGATGAACAATGGAACTCAGTAAAACAGAGACTAGATTTACAGAAAGAGTTCTTGACTACACTGAAAGCTGCTCGTGATCCTGATAATCTGTTAACTGACATTGTTTCTCAAATGATGCAGAGCGCAGAGTCACCTGAAGATGCTATGGCTGTAGCAGCCGCCTCTGATCCAAGTAATCTAGCAGCTACTCTAGGTGTCAATATACCAGAAGTTATGAATAAAGTATCTTCAACTGCATTTACAGATAATAACTTCAAGAACAGAGGTAAGATACTAAATGATTTACAGGAAGTAGATGTAACTCAGCCTGTCAGTGGTAACTCTACTTTCACAATAGATACTGCTCCATCATTTCTAAAAGATCACGTCAATGATGATCCTAAAGCTATGCAAAGAAATGTAGAAGCAGGGTTAGAGATGATTAAGAATCTAAAACCTATGGAACTTCAGGGTGAAGGTGCTATAAAACAGTTCTACAATGCAACAATGTCTATGGCTGCAGGTATGTTGTCAGATAAACAATTCTACTCTTCAGCTACAATGTCTAAAGTATTCAACAATCCTAACTTAGAACAGGCTTTAGGTATGGTTGCTGCAGTAGATCGTGAAGCTGCAGATGAAATACGTATATCTTTACGTAGTGTTGCTAACTTACAAAGAAGAGCATTGCAAGCTAACCTACAAAGTATGGAGAGTGCTTTAGTTGGTGCAGTATGGGATGAGCAAGATCAAACCTACTACATAACTGGTGATCAAGGTAAGTTTTTAAACAGACCTAACTCTACAATCTCTGGAGAAATGACAGATAAAGGTTTTAAAATATCAGATACTAGTGTGACATTTCCTGAAGGTTACAAAGAAGCTATAGATAGACGTAAATCTCTTACAATACTTGATCGTGCTATAAATAATTTATCTGTACAAGGTGTAGAAGAAGAGACTACAACAACACAAACTCAGTCCGTAGAAGGTATAACTTATAAACTTCCTGAAGATGTACAAGCAGATACTGAGTTTTTAAATGAAGTTGCTAGGGTAGCAAACGAGGTTGGAGTTCTTCCTGATCAACTATTAGCAGTAATAGACTTTGAAACAATAGGGTCTTTCTCTCCTAGTGAAAAGAGTGGGACGTCAAGTGGTACAGGTCTGATTCAATTCTTAGAAAGAACAGCCAAAGGTTTAGGAACCACTACTTCTGAACTATCTCAAATGAGTCGTGCTGATCAAATGGAATACGTAGGAAAGTACTTAAATAGGTACGAAGGTGATATAAAGAATACAGGTGATCTTTATATGGCGGTACATTGGCCTAATGGTATAGGTCAGTCTGATGATTATGTTCTTTACAGAAAAGGCTCTAAAGCATACAGAGCTAACTCAAGTTTAGATACTTCAAAAGATGGTACGGTTACTAGAGGAGAAGCATTAGTAAGACTTAGAGATGTAACCTCTGCTAAGTTTACTGACGTACAACAAGTGGCTGAGTCTGCTATAAATAACTCTACTGTTCAGCCACAACCTAGACCTGCACCTATAACTGAAAGTTTAATTCCTGAACCTAGACCTGAACTTGCAAACGCAACTCAAGCTCCTTGGTACACGGAAGAAGTAGGAGAGAAGTTCGCTAAGTCAATTAAAGACTCAACAGGACAAACTCTTAACTTATCTGATATACTATACTTTGCTACAGAGGAAGAGGCTCAAGCGGCTGTGGACTCTGGAAGATTACAATCAGGAGAGTTTGTTATCATAGGAACAAAGTACGTTGAGGTAGAATAACATGGGTTTTAAAACTATAACTTCTGTAGAGCTACCTTCAGCCGAAACATCTAAAGCTACATTTAAGAGTATATTTGATATAGGCTCAGATGTTGTAGAAACTGTAGGTGGTGCTGTTAGTTCAGGTGTTGATAAGATGCAAGGACTAGGTGAGAAAGCACTCGAAGGTGTGAAGGTTGCTTCATCTACACCAGTTAGAACTATGTTAAAAGATATATTTGTTCCTAACTTTTTAGTAGGGGATATAACTGAGTCTAGTTTTAGTCCTGAATCTTTAGATATTCTTAAACAAGCTGCAATAGATAAAGGTATAAAACCCGGGCAAAGAGTTAAACTTGATTATGAAGACTACAACAAGTACGGTGCTAAACTTTCTGCTAAATTTGTAAGTGGTACAAACAAAGACACCAGAGACTTAAAAGATAAACTGATAAATATCACACCTGCAGACGAAGTTAAGATGACTCTTGGTGAGGTCATGGTAGAAGCAGACGCAGACGGCAATCTAGTAACAGTAGATCAGTACGACTTTAACAACTGGGCCTACTACGGCAAAGGTAAACAGAAAAATGGTAAGTATTTATCCTATTCTGCAGATGAGTTTGAGAAGTCAGGGTTAACTTTCTTTGAAGCATTGAATGACACAATAAAGAACAGTCCATCTGATTATCAAATGGTTAGGAATCTTGCATTCTTGTTTGGTAGTAGAGATTACGAAGGAACAGAAAGAGACACAGGCCGACAGGTCAGATTACAATTAGGTAAACTAGGAGCATAGAATGAGTTTTAGGTTAAGTCAAAGGTCATTGGATAGACTCGAAGGAGTACATCCAGATATGACTGCAGTAGTTGAGAGAGCTATAAAACTTTCTAAGGTAGACTTCGGAGTGACGCAAGGAGTCAGAACTTTAGAAGAGCAGAAAGCTAACGTAGCTGCAGGAAGATCACAAACTATGAGGTCTAAACACCTACTACAAGACGATGGATTCAGTCATGCTGTAGACGTAGTAGCGTATGTAGGTCCAGATGTATCATGGGAACTGAACTTGTATGATGACATCTGTGATGCTTTCAAAGAAGCAGCTATAGAAGTAGGTTGCAGTATAAAGTGGGGAGCAGCTTGGAGTGAAGGTGACATAAGAACCTATCCAGGAACCTCAGAAGATGCTATGATGGCATACATAGACCTAAGACGTTCTCAATCCAGAAGACCCTTCATTGATGCCCCACATTTCGAGAAAATGTAATGGAGATGTTAGAGTTCATAGCCCAGTGGTTAGCTACACCTCTTGCTTTTGTAGTATGGTTTCTATTTATGAAGTCAACAAAGAACGAGAGAGACATTGCAGTATTACAAGCACAGTATGAATCTAACAGACTAGCCTACGACAGAGAGATGAAAGAACTGAAAGAAACTGTTAAGGCAATCTTTAACAAACTAGACAATATAGAGCAAGCATTAAGAGATAAGTAATGGACCCAGTAAGTTGTGTTATGATGGCATCAGGTGCTTTCAAAGCATTGAAGGGTGCAATTGGTGCAGGTAAAGACTTGCAGGAAATGACAGGACAGCTTGCTACTTGGGGTAAAGCTTTCTCTGACTTTACTAACTTAGAGGAGCGTCAAAAGAATCCCCCTTGGTGGCAGAAAACTTTTAAAGGCAGTGATGAAGAAACTGCTATAGAAATATTTGCTCAAAAGAAAAAGATGGAACACATGAGACAAGAGATAAAAGATCACATCTCTTGGAATTATGGTCCTGCAGCATGGAAAGAAGTCCTTGCTATAGAGGCTCAAATGCGTAAGCGTAGAAAAGAAGAACTCTATAGAAAACAAGAGATGATTGATAACGCTATTAACTTTACTATAGGTTTTTTAGCTTTTGCTACAGGTGCTATAATACTAATAGCTATCTTTTATTATATAGGAAAAGTACAAGGCAGGTGGTGAGGTTAGTAGAGGTAAACTATAAGTGGATAGTTTATGATGTCGATAACAAAGTTATAATTATTACAAGAAATAAAAATATTGCTATAAGATATGCGAGGAAGAATGGCACATACGGTGATTGATGATTGGAAAATTATACCAAGGCTGATGATGTTAGCTGTAACTATACTAACATATCAAGCTGTACATTGGTATATGGCTTTACCTGATCCAACAATACAACAGTCAGGTCTGGTATCTGTGTGCATGGGAGCTTTAACTGGCTGTTTTGGAATCTGGATGGGTAAAGAGTCAAGAACTACTGTGACTCCAACAAGGGTGATACATGAAGAATCTTATAGCAAGTCTGATTCTAGGTAGCCTACTAGCAGGTTGCGTATTGAATCCAATGAACCTACTTGGTGGTGGGAGTGGGCCTAGTGTCAATGCAAATACACAGGCAGGTAAAACAAACTCACAGACTCTAGGTAATTCTACAAACACAGACCAAGAGATTAGCCTACAGAATCTTGAAGGGAACTTAAATCAAAGTAACGATAAGAATAAAGTAAGTACTGATAGTGTGGAGAATATAAATATAAATGAGATTCCACCTTGGGTATTGATACTTCTAGTACTAGGTTGGCTAGCACCTAGTCCACATGAAATGGGACGTGGTTTACTTACTCTTATTGCAACAATAAGGAGAAAGAAAGATGGCAGCGCGGCTTAAAAAGTCAAAGATGAAATGCAATAAGCCCAAAGCTACGCCTAATCATCCTAGTAAATCACACGTAGTAAAGGCATGTTCAAATGGAAAAGAAAAGGTTATCAGGTTTGGTCAAAAAGGTGTCAGAGGAAGTCCTAAAGGTTCAGCTAGGAATAAAGCTTTTCGTGCAAGACATGCTAAGAATATTAAAAAGGGAAAAATGAGTGCAGCATATTGGGCTGCTAAAGTAAAATGGTAAAGGATATAAAATGAAAACAACTACAATGGCTGCAGTTATAACAATATGGATGTGTTTAATTGCATACTTAGTACTAACGACTCCAGTTTTATAATGTGGTTAGCTATAGTAATGTTCTGTGTGTCACCTACCAATTCAACAACGTGTACTCTGACAGTCAACAATGAAAACTTATACAGAACTATAGAAGAATGTCGTATAGAGATGCGTAGTATGGTAGATATGTTTACTTCAAGAGGTGTCTTTTCACAAGGCACTTGTGTAGAAATAGGAGTTTCAACATGAATAAAATAAAATGGATATTGAGATATTTAAAAAGAATAGGTTGTGCAATATTAAATAAAAATTGTGGACCTGACTGTAATTGTAAGGCTTAGTCATGGCGAGTCCTACACCTACAAAACCTGCTCTGTGGGCTAGAGCCAAGAGAGAAGCTAAGAAGAAGTTCAAGGTATATCCTTCAGCATACGCAAATGCTTGGGCTGCTAAGTGGTACAAGTCTAAAGGCGGTGGATGGAGAGGCAAGGACAACAGAGTAAAGAAGAGGAAGACGTAATGCCTTATTCAAAGTACTCACCTAAACAAAAGAAACTGGCTGCAGTAGCACCCCCTAGAAATAAAATTACTTCGGCTGACATGAAAAAACTTAGAGCATCTAAGAAGAAAAAGAAGAAGAAGTGATATGGCTAAAGGTGGTTTAGGTAAATGGTTCAAAGAGGATTGGCGTGATGTCAAGACAGGAAAAAAGTGTGGAAGGTCAGGGAAGAAAGATAAGCGCAGAGGCTACCCTGCGTGTAGACCTAAAGCAGTTGCAGGAAAAATATCAAAGAGTGAAGCCAGAAAGAAAACAGGACCAAAAAGAGTCAAGTGGTCAGTAACCGCCTCTGGTAAGAAAAGAAAAAAGAAATAAAATAAACCCCCTTGGATTTCTCCTTGGGGGTTTTTTCTTACTTGTGTGTCTGAGTCCATCTCTTGCGTAGTCTATTGAGATACCAGATAGCTTTGTCTATATCCTCTAAACCATTCTTGTACTCGCAACGCCAGAGGTACTTGAGGACATTGGCAGCGTGTGGTGCTATACTACCAGACATATTCTCAGTCATAGCTTCGATAGCTTGTATACATTCTATCCCACTATGGTTGTAGTGGACAGGGTTGTTGACTTGATCTGGACCAATCTCAATACACTCACCACAAACACCATCATCATCCAACACCCTCTCACATATTTCACAGTTAGCCATAGGCTCTCCTCTTTAGGTACTTGATTCTATAATGTTGATACACTATTATCAACGGAACTGCAATACAAAAAAGATATACATTTATTTCTTCGTATGTAATCCCCATCATCTTAGCTGACCACAACAGAAATAAAACACAAGCATCAAAGACTGAATCTATCCAGTATATACCGCTGTTTCCCATCAAGTTCTCCTACGCTGATATGTCTACAATCTCACATGACTCGCCAGTACATGCGAATGTTTGACTAGACTTAGTTGTATCCTCTGACTCATACTCTGATAGCTTAGTCCAATCAATACTCTTGGGCATCGTCTTCATAAGTTCTTTGTATTCATCTTTACTGCACTCTTGATAAGGTGCTTGCTGATAGATGTGATCATCGTATGGTAAGAAACTTACACCAGACATCTCATCAAAGTGCTCGTATACAAATGAACCTACCTCAAACCACTCATCCTTCTTGACGTTGATTGTAACGCTAGGTTTGTGCTCACACCAATGACGTTGATACATCAACCACGTTTCTAGTTGATCGATAGCTGACAAGTCAGATGTTACTACGGCATTGTTTGGAGCTTGTACTGGAAAACTAAACACCGTAGTCTGATCTGGTTTGTAAACACATGGCTCACTTGGTATACCTTGATCCTTCATAAACTGAGTGAGAGGGTCTTTGTTGTCACCTCTTACTGTTCGGATATAGTAAGGACTATACCTAGCATGGATGCCAGAAGAAGAGTCAACAAGTTGGGAGACAGTTCCGCTAGGCTTATTGCAACTTATAGCTGCACTACAGTTAACGCCAAGACGTTCAGCCCACTCAGCATTAGTAACTACAGCAACCTCACGAAGTCTTTCTAGTGTCTTGTCTAATCCTTTGTTCTTTGTAGTCATAAGTGGATTGTCTTGGACACCAGTTAATGACACACCAAGCAGTCGTTCTTCTTCTGTATTCCTCTGCCACACTTTTCGCAAGTAAGGGAAGTTGGTGTATGTGGATTGTATAGTTCCCAGTATTGTTGCCAAACGGACTTTTCGCTCCAGATCACCCACACTATCCGTAGCCCTGACAACAACTTCTGTAAGATTGCAGAACTGATACGGCCTAAGAATAATCTCACTACAGGGATTAGTTCCGAAGTCGTAGTTAGGATCACGTCTGCCATTCTTTGCAGCTTGATTCTTACTTGCTTGCCTATTGAATACACCTCTCTCTCCACTTCCTGATTCTACTAATGCCATCCACTCACGCATGAATGAAAGACTATCTGGTTTTTCTACGTATGCTACACTGTTGTTAGCTAAGTATCTGTGAGCAGGAAACTCTCCTGACTTAGCGTGTCGCATCTTATCATCTGATAGGTTAGACAGACTGATCATAGCACTACGTCTAACACCACCTACTACAACTACCTCACCTATCTTACACATGATGTCGTGTGCTTCGATGCTTGATAGCTTACGTCCTTGCGCTTCTTTGAATACATGAACTACAAAGTTAAACAAGTCTACCAGAGGAGCAGGTCCACTAGCACGTCCACCAAACGTTTTTAATCTAGCACCTGCAGGTCTGATCCTACTAACATTCCACTTAGGAATCTCACCACTATAGAGAAGAGCAATAACTTGTCGAAGAGCTTTAGCCCACCCTTCCTTACTGTCCTTTACCACAATGGTAGTATCACTCTCGAAGAGTTCTGGTATCTCTGGGAGCTTAGAAACAAACTGCCTCTCGACACTGAACCCAACCCCAGTGCCACAGAGCAAAATGAACATAGCTTCATCGAAGGACTTTGGATCATCTACAGGTAGGTAACTACAGTTATATCCTGCAGTATTATCTCTTTCTAAAGCTGGACCTGCAGTCATCATGGCTCTCATAGAAGGCATAACTTCTAGAGATAGTATTGCTTCTCTTAGTTCGTTGTATATCTTATGATCGATGTCATAACCAACAACGTTACCCATGTAGCGGTCTACTGTCTCTGACCAAGACTCACGTCTCCCCTCGTCCTCAAGCCAACGAGCATACCTTGAAGTATGTATAAAAGCTTGGTAGTCAGTTGGCAAGTAATTGTTCATCTTTCGTCACCATCCCCTTGTATAGTTCCACGTTCTTTACGTCCATATAGTTTCTCTAGATTCTTCATAGCTACATCATGTAACTGTATATTTAAATCTTTAGACAACATAGCCGCATACCACAAGACATCTCCTAGCTCAGATTCAATAGCGTTCTTATCTAGATTATCATCTCGTAACATCTTCTTTACTTTGTTTGCTACCTCACCTGCTTCACCTGCTAGTCCAAGTGCAGGGTAAAGTATCTTGTGATTGTGTTTGTACATTGCAGTCTTAGCTGCAGCACTCTGATACTGAGCAAGACTTATCATGTCTTTGTAAACTTCTTTGTAGTATTCCCAGGATTCATTGATCATATTCTAACTCCTCTTCTAGTATATCCAATGGCATGTCCTTGAAGAAGTAATCCCCCAAGTCTATGTCTCCTCTTTCAATCAACAACTCAAGAACAACGTTCTCTGTTATATCATTCTGTTCTAATAACTGTGCTAGTCCATAACTTTCTATTAGTAAATCTAATTGACCCTGATAATCAAACATCCCTTCCCCCATAGAGTTTACGGATGGTGTTCAATGAAATAAACTCAGGTTCATACACACCATTCTCTAGTTCACGTTTGACTACGACACCCTTCCACCATTCATTATTCGATTGACCTGCCCAAGATTCTTCTGCACCTTTGAAGCACCCTGCGACAAGCCCGATAATTGAATTAGGATGTGCAGAATCTTTGAAATACATACTACGTTTATGACTGTGACCACAAGTAGAACTGTGATTCCTGTTTTGTAGTAAGGTGTAAGCATGATGAACACCAGAGATAGGTGTGCCATAATTACCTGCACCAAAGAAATGAGCATAAGATACGCCATCGTAATCAGCGATACTGGGGGCTGAATTGCGGTACTCATGGTATTCATCGAACCATTGCTTCGTTTGAAGATGGCTGAAGGAAATCCCGTACTTTTCTCCCTGAAGTCTTGGATCATGGGCGATAGCTTTCTTGATTCTGTTCTCATGGTTTCCCTCGAACCCTATCCAGTATGGACGCTTTCTCTTGTGATGTCTGAATCTCCAACGTAGTCTCTCCTGTGAATCGTTGTAGTGGTTGATGTCACGTTCATAACCTTGAGACACTATTGCTTGAGGATACTTTGTATCAAAGCTATTCAAGCTACGCATGTCAGCACCATCACCTAAGTCTACAACATAGTCTGGTTTCAAGTCGTAGATAAACGCACCTAGCCAATCGAATCTTTCATTGCTTGTATCAGGATCAGCGTGAGCGCATGTATAAACTAATACTGTTTTTCTTTTTCTAAGCATCATATAAATCGCTGTTCTCTATAACAACACCTTCTATAGTTCTATTAACTCTATTAGATTCTTCGTAAGCTTCATCAAATGTACTGTATAACATTTCTGTTTCTTCTACCTTACCATTAAACTCAGATAAATAAACAACACAGACAGGGTGGTCTCCTGTAGTATTATCTATTAACTCAGGATACTCAAATGGTTCTCGTATAACTTTATGTAAAGTAAGCTTCATCTCTTTGGTTCCTTTAGCCATGCTTCAGGTATATACCTGTCAGCGTATTTAAAATCATACTTGTTACACCACATACCATATGTTGTTTTACTTCCTTTGTAAAGCTTTGATTTACTATTTGTAAACACAAACCTTATGTCTAACTCAGGGTATTGATCACGAACTGCTAGGTGTTTAGCGCGATCAGGAGATATAAACCTTCCTTTAGTCTCAATAATTATGCCGTTGTCTAATACAAAGTCAGGAGTGTAGGTCTTAGTCTTAGGGTCTACCCACTTGATCTTCATCTCTTCGTATGTAAAACCTATCCCTCTTTTGTTTAAGAACTTTGCAGTGTCTTGTTCTAGTCCTGATCTGTAACCTGCCCTCAGTGCTCTCTGTCTTACTTTAAGTTTCATTACATCGGAACCTCTGGTACTTTCGGTTCTGACTTAACGTCTACTAGAAAAACAGGACCGTAGCTGTAGATAAACTTTCGTGCTTCAGGCCAACACTTCTTCTTGAACTCACAGTAACTACACATGACAGGTAACTTGGTGTTAGGACTTGTCTTAGATTGAGGTACTTGTGCTTGACGTGCTACAGTTAACTCACCGCCTACAAGCTCTTTAGCCTCAAGCATCTCCTCTTCTTTTGTCTTTAGTTCCTCAGTAAAGTCATAAACATCAAGACATACGTGACCATTCTGTTTATCTATAGCTAGGAAACCCCCTTGCTTTTTGTTAGTAACCTTATCATCATCTTTACCTGCATAGACGTAACTACTTAACTGACTGATGTACCCAAAAGGATCATCGTCACGCAATGCACCTTCCTTGAACTTCTTGAAAGCATATGGACTACAAGACTTGACATCAACAGTCATGCCATCAATGACTGCATCACGATGTCCTTTGATACCATGCACGTCTAGTCTGTCCTGTTTTCCTCTCACATCATGCCCTGCAGCTATAGCTAGACTCAACGCAAGCTCTTCTATCATGTCACCATAAAAGAACTTTAGTAATGCGTTATACTCTAAAGGTATAGCCTCTTTAGGTGTGTTTACTTTGTACCATAGTTTTCTTTTACATGGTGTTCCAATAGAAGATAG